AGAAAAGCTCTGAAATGTTTTGATTTCAGGGCTTTTTCTTTGTTTTCTATCAAAAATGCCGATTAAAAGTTATTGTATTCGTGCGTCTGTCTCTGCGTTTTTTGGTTTCCCCCCTATTTTCCCCCCTAACAAGAAATAACCCGGCCATTTCTGACCGGGTTTTCTGCTTATAATCCCAAGGCTTTTATATATTCCTGCTGCCGTGCTGCGTGCTGTTTTCTCATCTCATCTGATACATGACCGTAAACATCCAGCGTGAAAGCTGCTGTCGCGTGTCCGAGACTTTCAGAAACCGTCTTAAAGTCATCCCCGGCCTGTAAACTGTTGACGGCGAAAGTATGCCGTAAATCGTGAATCCGGGCATCCGGGCAAAGCTCTTTGAAGTCTGTTCTTACTGTGTCCTGCTTGAGATGCTGACCAAGGTCATCTGTAAAGACAAAAGCTGTTTCCTGTTCTTCCAGATTTGTAAAGCCCTGCCACAGTTCCCCGGCTGCAAGCCGCTTTTCTTGTTGTGTCGTCTTGTGCTTCCTTAACAGATCAATGATGTACGGCGAAAGCTGAACTATCCTTGTCTTGCTGTTCTTCAGCGGTGCGAAAGTATAGCCGCCGTCTTTTTTTAGCCTCTTTTGAAGCTGACGGTAAATCTTCAGCGTTCCTTTCTGGAAGTCAATGCAGTCCCATGTGAGGCCGATAGCCTCAGAAATCCGCATCCCGGTAAACAGCAGTGTGGTAAACAGTACGCTGTATCTGTGGGCCTTTATAGCCTTCAGAAAGGCTTTCTGTTCTTCCTCTGTCAGCGGTTCTATCTGCGTTTTAACCACCTTCGGCACTGTAACGCGCTCACAAGGGTTACTTTTCATCAAGCCCTGATCTACTGCAACATTCAAGCATTTTGACAGAATACCGTGGATGTTCCTGATAGATTTTGCGGAAAGCGGTTTCCCGGTCTTCTCGCTGATCTCTGAGCCAAGCTTGTTATAGAACTTTTGAATGTGTACAGAAGTAAGGGCGGAAAGCTTGATTGCGCCAATCTCAGGAAGAATGTGATTCTTGCCGAAGCTGTTGTACTGGTCTATTGTGAAATACTTCTTGTCTCCGCTGTATTCCTTTATCCACGTTTCGAACCATTCTTTGACGGTCATTTTTGACGGTTCAAAAAACTGGCCTTCATTCACAGAGACGGCGGCTGCGTGCATCTTCTCCTGAACTTCTTTCTGTGTCTTGCCGGTGAAAGACTTTCTAAGCTGCTTCCCTGTCCCCGGGTCAGTTCCGATTGTAATACGCCCTTCCCACCAAGTATATTTCTTACCATTTTTTGTCTTCGTTACTTTTCTGATGTTCCCTGCGCCCTTTGCATTACGTCCCATTGTATAACCCCCTTTTAAGAATAGGCCGGGTTTCCCCGGCCTCACGGTGCGAACCGTTAACGGCTGCTTGCTTCCTTTATCGCTGCAAGTACGGGTGCTGTCGGAACGATCTGATAGCCCTGCGCGAGTCTTACAAGCTCCAAAATACTATGCGCGTGTTCTGGATGTGCTTTGATAACTTCTTTCAGTTTTTCCTTGGCTGTCATGTTTTACCCTTTCTCCGCTGTTTTGCGGGCTTGTCAAGACCGGAGACCAATGATAAAATAAATTTTGGTCTTCGGGCCTCTTGGCTGCATCCCTGATTGCTTTGACCGGCTGTAGGGGTGCGGCCTCTTTCATTTACGTATTATATAGGTTTACCTATATCTTGTCAAGAAATATTTATAGGTTGCCTTATTCTGTTGATTCTGGTATAATATCGCCGGGGGTGATAACCATGTCTGCATCTGAAGCGCAAAAGAAAGCATCTGCAAAATGGGATGCAAACCGCGACAGGATAACGATTAAACTTGAAAAGGAAACTGGTGCAGCGATCAGAGCGGCGGCGGCTGCCGCTAGTCAGTCCGTAACGCAGTATATCATTGACCACATCCAGAGCGGCGGCACACTGCCTATTGACTATGCCGCCATAAATGCGCATATCGCCATAACCGGCGAAACGTTAACGGACTTCGTTAACCGTGCTGTGAAGGATACAATAGCGCGAGACACAAACATGATAAAAATGGGAATGAAACCTGTATAAAGGCGGTGTATGCTATGTCAGTGTCAGATGCACACAAAAAAGCGTCTACCAAATGGAACGCAAGCAGGGATAATATCATGATACGCCCTGACAAGGAAACCGGTGCAGCGATACGGGCCGCTGCTGCCGCCTCTGGTCTAAGTGTGCAGCAGTATGTTTTAAAGGCCCTTTCATTTTACATGAATCAGCAGGAAAAATAGCTGTTTGGTGTCCGTGTATGGCGGACTGTTCGCAAATCACGGTCATTTTTTCAAATTTCTATACATTTTCCAAAAAATGTCCAAAAATTAGCCATTTTAACCGTTAACGAACTTCCGATAATAAGTATTATGCGAAGTTCGTTAACGTTTTTTCTTGATTAGCTCTTTTATACGTCTGATTGTTTCTTCTGTTGGGTGTGCGTCATTAAATCCGTTTTCACTGTCGGTAAATCGTGCAAATCCTTTGTGATCTTCGCAAGTCTGTTTGAATGCGGCGTTATGATAGTCTCCGTCCGTGTCTTTTATTCCTTTGATATCATCCCATGCATGTACTAATTCATGAAACATCGTTGAAATGGTATCATTATCAATTCCGTGTTCTTTCCAGTAAGGTTTACTTATCATGATACGCTGATATCCGTAGAGACCAACGCCCCCACAGTCAAGGTCAGGCGGAATAAAGTACATTTTGTGGTAAGTTGCTAAGTGCTTATCATCAAAGCACTCTTTTAAAATTGCCGCCTGCAAATCAAAAAGAAGACCGTCTGTTTTTAATGAGACTACTTCTGCGTTGTGTGTTATCTTTCGGTCTTCTTCCTGTTTCTTCTTCACCCATTCTTCAAAAGTCAAATCCATGTAAAACACCCCATTCATGGTCTATAGCCTGCACCATGTCTAAGCATTAGCAGCTTTTCAATAGCTTCTTCTTTCTTTTCGTATACAAGTCTAACCGTTAGCCCAATGTCGGCAGCAATGGCAGCGGCTTTATCACCGTTAATGATAAGACGTTCGATAATGATACGCTCTTTTATGTCAAGCTGGTTAAGAAGTCTTTCCCGATCTGCAACGCTTCTTTGCTTCCACACGCGAAAAAGCGGGTCTAAATCCGTTGTCAGTTCCTCACGGTCTTTCGGCAGCGCTTTCAAGTCATCTATAAGCCACTTCGTGTATAAATCCATTCTTACGGCTTCCTTGTCTGTTGACGTTATAGCCTATCAGTGATACCATACAAATATACCCAAGGGGCATATTGTTCGCAGTCAATGGAGTCGGCATTTCGTCGGCTCCATTCTGTTCTTATATCTTCCTGTATCTGTTCAAGCTACTTGCAAACACATTTTTCCAGCCTGTATGTGCGTTAGCTCCTGCGGCACTTCCTGTCTTTGTATAGCTGTATCCGCCGAAGCTTTCCGACTGATACGGCGAAAGGGAAGTTGCCTCATATTTTGCCCGCCATGCTTCAATTTCTGCTGCAAGCTCTATAACTGCTTTCGGAATCGCAAGCGCCCAGACTTCCCCGGTAAACGTTTCGTCTGTCAGCTCCTCGCTGCCGTATTTGTATACGCCATCGTTGAAAATGCTTCCATTTATGCGGAAATACTGGTCTTTCTGTAGTGGGGCTTCTATCTTCCCGGCAACTATTGAATAAGTGCCGGGAAAGATTTCCTGTTCAAACCAGTTCCGAAGCTCTTGACAAAGTTCTGTAATCATTATTCACCATCAACAGCAGCGCAAAAAGCTTTCAGCGTATCCCCTGACAAACCGGCAATCTGATTATAGAATCCTGTCTTGTCTTCAAAGCGGGAACGTTTTGCAAGCTGTGGTGTATCCATGCCGTTAATGGCTGCTTGATGTGCTGCATACAGGCGGGCCGCTTTTGTTGTGTCGTGGTCAATAAAATCTGAAAGTTCCGCTGCAAGGCCCTTCAGAAGCGCCTCTGTTTCGTTTACAGGCATTTCCCGAACTTCAGCATAGTTCAGATACCCCCGCGCAAAGCCGTTCTTCTGAGCCATTTCTGAAAGGATAGAAAGGCAAAGCGGGCTTTTCTTCAGTGATACGGCGGCTGCGTCAAGTTCCGCCTGTGTAATGCTGTCGCGCATCTTCAGCGCTTGAATGATATTCAGTTCTTCCGTTGTCGGTGCAGATACGCCCCTGCTGCTATTTGCAGAAAGCATTGTCTTTAGCGTATCACTGAATCTTTCGGAATACTCCTGTTTTAGCTTTGACAATGCAGCGTTGCGGGCTTCCTGCGCTGCGTTAACTGAGTCGGTGTAATACTGACTACCCCTCGCACGTTCAAGCCCTGCAACTTTGGTTTCGTATTCTGAAATTATCCAGCTTCTTTTATTCTGGAACTCGTAAGCATGATGAAATAAAGTTTCTGTGTTAGTCATAAGAAAATCCCTCTCTTTCTAATTCTCTTGCGATCTGGTCAAGTTTTGAAAAGTCCCCAATCGCGTTTATTTTTGGTAATGCTGCCTGCTGTCGCTGGTATTCATCTTCTGTGACTTTGCCCTGCATGTAATTCCCCAACAAATCAAGCTGACGAAAATCTGCTTTATCTTGTTTCGTCTGCTTCCGTTCCATTGCTTTAATCCGTGCGTAATAACTCATAATAGCGCCTCTAAACGGTCAAGACGGTCTATAATATCGGTACGTTCCGACAGCTTCAGATAGCTTTTCAGCAGCATATCAGCGGCGTTAAGTCTGACCTGTGCAGCTGCGCTATCATCTTTCAGAATTTCCACGATAACAGAAGCAGCTTCTTTCAGATTGCTTTGCATGTCTCGCACAACATCATCAAGAATTGCCCTTTGTGCGGCCTGTAATTTGCGCTGAAACGCTTCATCCTGTAATCTGGTATAAAAATACCTTTCAGTTATCTTTAGCCGCTGTGCCGCTTCTCTGTTGGTCTGAGAAGACAGCAGAACGGCAATTATTTTTTCGTCCGGTATTTTCATTTCATCACCCCTTTTCTGTGTTAGTTTTCTGTTACTAATATGTCATCCTTTTAAGTTTGATTCAATGATTGCTTTGTATTCATCAAGGTTGTTTTGCATCGCGTCTTTAAGAAAATGCGCTGGTTTAATCGTTTTCGTGCCGTATTCCTGATAAACAGCGTATTCAACATTTGTCCCGATGTAGCAAACATCATCCTGTACCTGATGCGTTATGCTGTTCATCATTGTGCCGGTATCTACCCTGCCTGCCTTATCTATGTTTTGCTTTGTATGGGTGACAGCTTGGTTTCCGCAGGCTTCAAGTGCAGCTTGTATCTTCCTGTCAACCTCATTCATTATCGCTTCTGAATTATCAACCTTTATGTGAAGTTCATTTTGTATCACGCCCCTTATATAGCCTTATCCAGTCATCAAGGCGCATCGTAACAAGCCAAGACTGCCGGTTCTTTCTATGAAAGACTGTCGGCATACCGTCCCGGAATCTTTCCGAGTCCCTGATTGACTGCTGCATAGCTTCCGATAAGTTCAACCGTTCAACGCGCTTACACTCTATGTGTATACCCGGTAAGCCTGTAACATCTGGAATTGTTCCGAAAGTTTCACTTCCACCACGTTCTGTGTCGAATCCATACCCTTTCAGAACGGTTACAAGCTCCCTTTCCCCATCCGCTCCCTTGCGCTGCTGTGATCTACTCATCTTCCATAACCTCCAAGCTTTAACAGAAAGTCTTCAGGGTTTGGAGATATCCCCCCTTGCATCCCCTCTGCTGGTTGCTGTTGTGGTTGCTGTTGCTGTTGTAGTTGGATACCAAAACTATCATTTGATATCTTTTGATTTTTCCATTCTTCCATCGTCGGCGGGTCTGCTCCGTTATACTTTTTCCTGTATTCCCGACAATATGTTGCGTATTGTCTCGCCTCAATAGTTGCTTGATACTTTAGATTGTCGCGGTCTATTTTTTGCTGTAGGCCCCTCCAAACAGTTTTCATTCCTCTGTCTGTAAAATCTGGTATGGCGCCGGTTGTACCATATTCAAGCATAGCTATAAACAGCTCCCCGGCTTCTGTCGTGGTGTAGTCTCGCAAAGTATCCAGCAAATCAAAATAGACCATAATTCCCGGCCTCTCTGTCATTGCCTTATATCCTCCAATGCTTTTGCAGTCTTGTGTATTTCAGCAGCCCGCGCATGGAGTGCAGCCACACATCGTTTTATCTCTGCCGCATCTTCAGCGATCCAGTACCCCGATGCAGGACTTGACATTATCGGTGCTCCCTGTCTCCGCTCCTGTGAAATACGTCTTGTAATATCGCGGACCGTTTGACCTGTAATCCTTGCAAGTTCTGCTGCGCTGATTGCGTTTCCTTCGCCATGCAACAAAAGGCTTGCAATCGTCCCGGGCTGTGGTGTATAATTGACTTTGAGCGATGTTAACCCTTTGCCGTCTATGACTGTTGCCGCAGCCGTGACGGCTTTATCTTTCCTATTCATGACGCTTTACCCTCTGTCTGTCGGTCAATCCACGCTTCAAGCTTTGAGCGGGAAACAAGCCGTCTGCCGCCGATCTGCAAAGCAAAATCTGCATCTTCTCGCTTTATAATCTCATACATCTTTGTTTTGCTAACGCCGATCATCGCGGCAGCTTCCGTGACACTGAGTGCAATTCTTTCATTCATTTCTGTCTACTCCTTTTCAAATATTGGATAGAATAAAAAAACAGGGCACCAATAAACAAAAGAAATTAAAGACCTCTTTTGTTTATTCGTACCCTGCGATAACTTCGCTTACCCTCGTTTTGCACAATGCAGGAATAGGGCTGATACCTCGCATCCGATATTATCCACTTTCACGCATTATAACGCTACTTGGTTTTACGGTGCATTGATACGAAAGTTATATTTGTCATTATATAACCACATATGTTCTATTTTGTCAATGAAATAAAAGTGAAATTGTACCTCTAAAAGTTCTTAAATTAGTATAATAATATTGTTTTACAAACCTTTTTGCCGTTTTTCTTTTCTGTGAAGAAAAAACAGCAACATTGCTTAACGCAGCTGCTGCTTCTGCTTATTTTCCCCCCTATTTTCCCCCCTTATCCGTTACCCGGCTTCGGTCTGGTCTGAACTATATTGGAATGAAAGCCCTTGATTATGGGCTTCTCCGATATATATCGGTCTGTATCAGAAACAAATCTGATAATTCAAATCCCGTACGGGTCACCAAAAGAAAAGCTCTGAAATGTTTTGATTTCAGGGCTTTTTCTTTGTTTTCTATCAAAAATGCCGATTAAAAGTTATTGTATTCGTGCGTCTGTCTCTGCGTTTTTTGGTTTCCCCCCTATTTTCCCCCCT